ATTGACTACTGCACAAGCAAATACAATCAATACTGGAATCAATGAAATAATTACATTTTTAGATACTCGTAGAACGCATGATGAATCATTTTTTACTAATATGAAAACTATGGCAAATGATTACAAAACAGTAAGACAGTTCTCAGATATGGGTGAATCTGAAACAACTTTAGTTAATGATTACACAGGAACAAGCAAGCTTTTGACCAGGCTTAACTCATAAATAGAAGATGGCAACTGTAACCACAAACATACTAACTGCATTTAGTGATTTAGATTTAAACTTCACTATACATCCGGTCAAAAAAGATATCAACCGTCATACGAATGAGACAGCGGTTATTAATTCTATTAAAAATCTTATTTTGACTAATCATTACGAAAGACCGTTTCAACCAGAAATTGGTAGTAATGTCCGCAGAATGTTGTTTGAAAACATGGACACTATTACCTCAACAGTATTGGAAAATGAAATTTCTCAAACTATTAAAAATTACGAACCAAGAGCTAATGTATCAAGAATTAATGTGTCTCCAGATTATGAAAATAATGGGTTCAAAGTTTATATGGAATTTTATGTTGTTAACAGAACTTCACCAATAACAATTAATTTCTTCCTAGAACGGATTAGATAAAGATGGCTAACGCTCGTTTACAAATTTCAGACCTTGATTTTGACCAAATCAAGCAAAATTTAAAAAGTTATTTACAACAACAAAACACATTTCAAGATTATGATTTTGAAGGCTCAGGCCTTTCTGTTTTGTTGGATATTCTTGCCTATAATACCCACTACAATTCATATTACTTGAATATGGTTGCCAATGAATCATTTTTAGATACTGCCATTTTAAGAGACTCTGTTGTTTCACACGCAAAGACTTTAGGTTATACACCATATTCAACTACAGCTGCAATGGCAACAATTAATGTTACTGTTGAAAGTGGTAATACAACTCCAAGTATAATTACTTTAGCTAGAGGATTTTCTTTTAGTTCTAATTTAATAGACGAAACTTCATATAATTTTACTTTATTGGATGATGCAACTGCAACAAAATCAGGAACAGCTTTTTATTTTGAAAATTTGCAAGTATATGAAGGTTCATTAAACACATATCAATTTACATATAATCAAAATTCAAATCCAAAATCTACATTCATTTTGCCAAGTAGTAACATTGATACAAGCACAATTAAAGTTACAGTATCACCAAATGCAGGTAATACATTTACTGAAGTTTATAATTTAGCAACCGATATTTTGGATGTTACTGTTGATTCTTCTGTCTTTTTCTTACAAGAAGATAAGAATGGAAATTACAAAATTTATTTTAGTGATGGTACTATAGGAAAAGCACTAGAGGATGGTGCAGTAATTACTGTTAGTTATTTGGTTTCAAATGGGGCGGCCGGAAATAAAGCATCAGATTTTGTTCCTAATGCTACAATCAATGGACTTAGTCAAATTGTAATTACTACGAATAATGCTGCAGCCGGTGGTTCTAGTAGAGAAACTATAGATGAAATTAAATTTAGTGCGGCATCGCAGTTCTCTTCACAAAACAGATTGGTAACATTTAAAGATTATGAATCTTATATAAAGAAGAACTATCCAAATGTTGATTCACTATCTGTATGGGGTGGTGAAGATGAAGTACCACCATCATATGGCAAAGTTTATATTGCATTAAAACCAAAAACAAATTATTATATTTCCGAAACAGAGAAGCAAAGAATTGTTGATGAAATTATTAAACCAAAAGCAATTGTTGCCGTAAGTTCGGAAATCAGAGATGCAAAATATTTGTATCTATTGGTTAAAAATACAGTTAAATATGATAAGACAAAAACTGTTAGTTCTGCCAATGCAATTAAATCTGCAATTAGAAATGCAATTGTTAACTATTCAAATACTTATTTAAATAAATTTAATTCAACTTTTATTCTTTCTAAGTTACAAGAAACAATTGATGGTGTTGATACTAACACAATTGCTGGTTCAGAAACAATGTTAAGATTAGAAAAAAGATTTGCGTTGAAATTGGGACAATCAACAACTTATGAAATTGATTATAACGCATTGTTACACAGAGGCACTTCAACCAACAAGTTAACAAGTTCTCAATTTACCATCTATGATACCGTTGGTGTTTTAAGAACAGCACAGATAGAAGAAACACCAGAATCATTTACTGGTCTTTCTGAGATTCAAGTAACAAATGCGGGTACAGGTTACACATCGGAACCAACGGTCACTATTACTGGTGATGGTGTTGGTGCGATTGCAACCGCTGTTCTTACAAATGGCAAAATAACAAACATTGTAATTTCTAAAAGAGGTATTAATTATACCAGAGCATTAGTATCAATCTCAGGCGGTGGTGGTTATGGTGCATCTGCGATTGCAATTCTTGATGGTAGATTTGGTACACTTAGAACATTTTACTATGATGAAAATGCAGAAAAGAAAATTATCAATGCAGAAGCCGGAACAATCAACTATACAACTGGTTTGATTACATTAAAAGATATGAATATTGATTCAATTTCAACACCAGACAACTTGATGAGAATCAGTATTGAATCGGAAAGAGGTATTATTACTTCTTCAAGAGATACAATCATTACAATTGATGTAGATGATCCAGTTTCCATAACTACTGAATTATCCGAAGTGTAATGACTGACAATAAAGTATCGCTGTTAATCAACAAACAAGTTCCTGAATTCGTTCGGGAAGAGTATCCTGTTTTCATTTCATTCTTAGAAGCATATTATGAATTTTTAGAAAACAAACAAGGTACTCAAAAGAATGATTTGATTACCAAATCAAAAGAATTAAAATACATTTCTGATGTTGATACTTCTATAGATGAATTCGAAGAACAGTTTTTAAATTCATATGCTACATTTTTACCAAAAGAAACAACAATAGACAAAGCTCTATTGATTAAAAATGTATTACCACTTTACCTCTCAAAAGGTTCTGAGAAGTCATTTAAGTTACTATTCAGAATGTTGTTTGGTGGTGAACTTGAAATCAATTATCCAAAAAATAATGTTCTTAGAGCATCTGACGGTAAATGGGAAATTGAAAATGCAGTAAAAGTATCAACTGAAATTTACTCAAACTATACTGGTAACGGAACAAATAAAACTTTTTATATTTTGGCCAAATTAGGATTAAGTGAAGTCTCTGTTTATGTAAATGGTGTTCTGCAAACAACTGGTTTTGGAATTAGAAAAGAATCACAAAAATTGGTATTCAATACTGCACCAGCAAATGGCGCAGTAATTAAAGTTAAGTATGCTCAAACTTTAGATAAAAATATTTTTATCAATAGAAAAATTACTGGTGTTGATTCTAATGCAACGGCAACAATAGAAAAAGTTTCCAAGAATATTATTAACAATAAAACAATTTTAGAATTGTATGTTAGTCCAAAAACATTACTTGGTGAGTTTACTATTGGCGAAGGCATCATTACAGATGTTATTGGTATTGATGGTAATTTAATTCATGTGTCATTTACTTCAATCTCATCATTATTAAGAATCAACATTATTGGCGGTGGTTCAAGTTATAATGTTGGTGATCCAGTTATTGTCGCATCTGATGTATCGACAATACCTGCAACTGCAATTATTTCTAAAACATTTAAAGGCACAATTACCAAAGTTGCAATCGATGAAGGTGGTTCAGGATTTAAAACAGCATCAAGAATTGCAGCTGTTGGATATGAAACTACAGAATTGAATTTTGGTATTGCATCGGTACAAACAACAACAAAAAACACAGCAAATACATTCTTAGTATTCTCCGATGTTATTTCTGATGTTGATCCAGCAAACACTTTATTGTCTTCTACAAATTGGAAGTTTCCTGGTAATACATCAACAACAGGCAATACTTACATTAGCACTCCAATTATGAGAGCAATGTCAAATGCATCTTACACTTCAATTGGTGAGATTGCAACTATTTCAATTCTTACTGCAAACGCAGTTGTTGCTACAGTACCAACATTAAATGCAGAACCAGCAACTTTGACGATTTCACCATTGACTGCAAACACTATAAATCCAACAACAGTTTATATTGACACTTATGGTTCACTAGGTAAATTAGTTATCGATAATGGTGGTTCAGGATATGTAAAAGGTGACGAATTAATATTTACATCTAAACCAATGTCATTTGGTACAGGCGCAGCTGCAGAAGTTATCAATGTATCACCAATCGGTGCAGTTACGAATGTTGCATTTGTACCTTCAAAAATTACAGGAAATGCAAGTGTAACTTCAGTATCAAATGTTATGGTTGCAGGTGTTGGAACATTGTTCACAAGTGAGTTGATTGTGGGTGATAGAATTATGATTGGTAATGAGACTAAGAAAGTTATTGTTATTGCATCTGATACTTCATTAAATGTCAATACAACATTCTCAGAAATTAAAACTGCAAAAGCGGTTAGAAAATGGGACACTAACTTAGTTGGTGGTCAAGGCTACACACAAGATAAAATACCAACTGCTGTAATCAGTTCATCGACTGGTACTGGTGCAGTTGTAAGAGTGATTGGTATCTTGGGTGATGGTGAAAATCTAATTGCATCTGGTACAAAGA